TTTAGATGCCCCTGCAATCTTTATTTTGTAGTCATATGACTTAGATGATTCCGTTAGGTAGTCTTTGAATGTGCTCATATGCAATATTTAGTCTTTTTTAAGTAGTTTCTTCATTAATTCGTTACGATCAGATATAACAAATCCGTCGCTTTCTTCCACTGGACCGCCGTCTTTATTGCCGTCCTTGTCTAATTTCATCTTCTTTAGTTGTAGTTCCACCATCTTGAGCTTCTTGTCTATCTTGCTTCCCTTAGCGTCTATGGCGTTACGTAGGAAGTTGCCCGCAACCTCGAATATACGTCCTGAATAACGAGAGTCAACGTTCATACCCAAGTCCATTAGGTTCTTGTAACTTTCTTCTGCCTCTATGGCCAGTTTGTCTAACTCTAGGTCTGATAGCTCTCCCAGTCCTTTTACTTGTGGTAGTGCGGCCGCTATTTTGTCAAATTCCGCATAACTCTTCTGTAGGTTGGCCTGTGTCTTTGGGTCTAGGTTTTTAGCAGATGCATGTTGGCCGTTTGCCTCTTTCATCTTCTTGTCTTTTTCCTTCTTGTCTACCTCTTTGAATGCTTCTTTGACATTTGGTAAATTAAGGATGTCTTCTAATTTCTTTGTCATTGTCGTATTTACTTACGTTTGCCGTTGTGGAACAACTGTTCTTCTGACACCACCCTGAACTTGATACTTCTCTGTTTGGCGTAGGCTGTGGCGGCCTCCCATTTGGCCATGTTGATCACAACTTGCTTCTTTTTGGACATGCTCTTGCCAGCGGCCTCCATTGAGGTCTGACTCATGGGTTTGACTTCCACCATCTCGGCATGCTTACGACCTTGTTTGTCTTGGTAAACTATAAAGAAATCTGGCACGTATACAGTGTACTTGCCTGTGAATGGATGCCTATAAGGTATTTTAATTGACTCACTAGCCCATTGATAAACGTTTGGATGTTCGTCACACAATCGCATGAATGAGTGTTCCCAACTTGATCTATATGTTGGTGTCTTGGTTCCTACATACTTCTCTTGATTCTTGGGAGAGAACTTGCCCCTAGCAAATCTCGGTAACATTAGTCTATGATGTTTCTAGATACTGTCTCTTTTGTGTCCAGTGTTTTCCTCACACCTAGCCTACTTGACTTGTATCTATTGGCGTTTAATATTATGGTTATTAATTCAGACAACAATGATGGGTTGGCATATGTCAACTGATCTAATATTTGTTGTGGTTTGATGTTGTCAATTTTAGCCTGTGAAAGTATTGCGTATGCTGTTGACTCTGCCGCTGTTCTTGAGAAATTACGTTTGACAAAGAATGCTATAGTACTGTCATACTCTCCAACGTTGAACTCATAGTTGCCTTCGTAATTTGTAGTGGTCAGTTTGTTTACTGTATTTTGCAGATCATCACTGTCTTTACGTGGTAGGTTTGTGTAGAATTCAGCCATTATAATGTCGCTTTCTCTGTTGCTATCTCAACGTCTTGTGTCTGTCTTTCTATTTTGATGTATCCTTCTGTAACCAACTTCCTTACATCAGTAATTGCTTTATTGGTATACACATTCTTCACGGTATCTGATGAGCCTTCATACTCTATGTTTGATTGTGCCACTGTCAGGCCATTACGAGAACCTATGTCTTTGTAGTATATGCCAGCCGCTATTTCGTCTCGGACATTTGTATTATTAGAGACCAGATCAAATGATTCGTTGGTGCCCAGGAAGTTTACTGTGTCTATCTCGGCATTCATTATCACTGTGTTATTGGCTTGATTCTTGTTGTCTGCTGTACCTCTGGATGATGCTATTGCAACGCCCGCCACTACTGCCGCACCCACACTAAACTGTGAGATAGGATTGGTTATCGAACCTGCCTGTTTGCCAACTTCCAGTATTCCGTCTTTGGCAATGCCCTTTAGTTCTTCCTTCACTGCTGACTTCTTGATCTTCTTTGCATTATTGTAGGTGTTGGATGCACCTAGTATTGCACCTAATATGTTTCCTGATTGCACATTCCTGATCACAGAGCCAATGCCATCCACAACTCCGCCAGGACCAAACACACTGTTTGTTCCGCCACCTAGTACAGTTAAAGGACTAGGCGAGTTGTCGTAATTTATTGTTGCAAATCCAGGTACGTTGTTCTTGTTAACAATACCTGATTTATATATCACTGTCTCGTATAGTATCTGCATGGTGTTGTTCATTATACCTTGACCGTCTGCTTGGTCTAGACTGTCGTGGGAGAAAGAACCAATTACAGGATTGACTAGAGTCATTGATGTGAATCTCTGTTTATGTAACACAAAGATCTCTATGCCTTTGAGGTATGGCTTCTGCCTTTGTCTTGGTGTGTCCATGCCAAATTTGGTTGTCTGTCTTGCACTGCCAAAATTATAATAGTCGTCCTTGGTGTTGGATATGGTTAGGTCACTGTTCATGCCTATGGAATCTGCTATGTTGTACTCGTAGTACTTCTTCCAGAATGCGTTCACTGTGTCTGCGTGATCATCGTGGAATGTGATGTTTACAGGTTCATACGCTATCCTAGTGCCCGCATACATCTTTTTGTTGTACTGTGTCTTCTCCTCGTAACTCATGTTGTACTTGGGTAGGTCGCACTGCTTGACCAACATGTTCAATTGGTACCTCTCATTAGAGTTGAACCCGTTCACGAACAATGTTTCGTCAGTGTTGAAAACCACATGGAACAGAAACTTCTGTTTTGGCATCAATTTGAAATTGTCGTCTATATACAATCTCGATGCATGTTGGTAGTCTTTCATACCTGGTAATCCGTCTTGGAAACCTTTTAGGAAGTTGTTTATGCTTGGCATACACGTATTTATGGCCACAAAAAAAGCGCCTATAAAGACGCTTTTGATGTTATAATTGCTTACTTAATTTTTGTATTACTGTCCACCACCTGTACTTAGAGTACCGATCGTTCTAGCCACTGCTGTTCCAATTCCTGTTCCTGTTGGAGTTTGGACTGCGTTGTCGTATCTAACTGACATTGTGATAGTTGCTGGGTCTGACGTTGCGTATGCTAACGAGTTGTAGTTAACGTTTTCAATGTACGCACCGTATAATTCAAATGTTTCTAACACATTTGGTGTGCTCGCTCCGTTACCACCATCAAGCATTTCAATTTTTGTTGTGAATTTGTAATCAATACCAGATGACGCTGAACTCTGTTCAAAGAAATCAAACTGTTTCTGGATCTGTTCACCAACTAGTTTTGTGACTGAGTTGTTCACATCATCTCTCAATGTTATTGTGATTGGATCCCAAGTGTGTTTACCTGCTACATAAACTTTTGAGTTGTACACATCTAGTGTCACTGTGTCAAAAGTCAAGTTAGGTCTTGTGATATCAATAACTTGTTTTGTTAGTTCTGATCTTGGTGTTGATACTCCAAAATTTTCAAGTATTGCTCTGAAACGATACTGTAGTTTTGGCATCAATAAACCTTGTGATGCTGAGCTCTGATCGTTTGCTAGTGGTACTGTAAATTTTGATAAAGTTGATATTGCCATCTGTTTCTCCTATTTATTCAAAATTAGTTCCCTAACTTTGCAATTTCTCCTGTGTTTTTGATTCTCAACGGTATGTAGATGAATTCAACTGATTTGATTGGCTCAATTGCTATATCCACGTACAGTTCATTTCTGTCAATCCTTGTAGGTGTGTTGTTCGTCTCATCACAAACTACTAGGAAGTCAAACAATGCTCTCTGTCCTGTTAACTCTAACAAGAATGATTCTATTGCCGCCTTGATCTCGTTTCTCGTCAACTCATCATTTGGTTCAAAGATAAATGGTTTAGCAATAGCATCTAATTGACTTCTTAAGTAAACTGCTAATCTTGAAACGTTGATCCTGTCTAATGCAGAACTTGCCGATGTTTTAGTCAAGTTACCGAAGTTAACAATCCCTGCACCTGAGAAGAAAGTGATTGGGTTCACTTTTACCTCATGCATTGAATCTCTCACTGACTCCGTAACAGATATTGTTTCGAATTCTCCACTTGCTGTGTTAATGTAACCAACCGATGTGGCATTATCAACTACACCTCTTCTTGTTCCTGATGGTGCAAACCATGGAAAAGCGATGTTGTCGTTGTTTGCCAGTGTTCTTAACATCATGTGTGATGGTGGAACAACAATTGATTTGCCTGTGTTGTCAGTTGTTGATCCTGATGGATAAAACATACCCAAGTAATCACTTGAACTTACTAACCCATCCTCACCGTTGTCTAATGCACCGGCTGTGTTGTTAGCGTAGTTTTGTATTGCTGTTGCCGTGCCCTCTAATCTCAAAGGTGTGTCACCAACTATAAACGCTGTGTTGTTTCTGTCTGTGTTTAAGTTGATCATGTTTTGAATCAGTTCAGGGTAACCAGGTGTAGCAATTACGTTGAAGCCTCTTTGGTCTTCTCTGATTGCTTGGTTAGTATCTATCTCTGATTTAAGTTGTTCAACAATCACTTTCCTCTGTGCTTTTCTACCGAAAGAGCCAGAACCGTCTGCGTTGTTGCTTGATTTTGTAACCCATCTGTCTGGGAAATAAGTCGCTACAGACTCATTACTTGCTCTGATGTTACCTAAACCTGCTGATCCGCTTCCTGGATATTTTGCAGTTGTGATGTGATTGTTTTTGTATTCCTTAACATTGTAACCACTTCTTCTAGTGTTCCATAGCAATATACCTTGTGGGTAAAGATCTGGATTTGGAGCATCTGGATCTAAGAAGCCATCGCTTAATAAATTTTTGATGCTACTAGAAGTTCCAGCACCGCCTGTTGACAATGAATCTGCCTTGTCGGCCGCTGTGTGTAATCTAGCATCCGCAAACACAATACCGTCTTCTGTGGTTTGGTCTGCCTTGTCAACTAGTTCCCATGCCGCACCCGAAGTGGTAACTGCCACTTGGTTTGCTGTGTTTGTAGAACTTAGAGTTGCTGATGTGTTGTACTTGTAAAGTTTTGGATAGTTCTCAAGGTCACTTGTGTCAATCCATAAGTCATTAGTTACAAGTGCAGTACCGTCTGACTGTGTAGTCGGTGCTGTTGCTTTGAACTGTGGACCATTTGGATCTGTACTCGCGTATGCTGTTGCATATCCAACGAAAGTAGTTCCATTGTGTGCCATGATGTCTGCTTCGTCTGTCGCAGTATGGTACCATAATGTACCGTCTGCTGGCTCGTTGCTTGGTGCACTTGTAGAAGCAGTGTAACTTAATCTCTTCCAGTTACTTGCCATGATACCTGTGTTAGCACTTGAGTCAAGACTTTCACCTGTTGGTAAGTCATACAAGTTG